ATGGTGAACGAAACGGCGAAGGAGGGCTTTCGCAGATTGGCGTTCGGCGGCATTCATGATGCCGTAAGGCTGCTCTTTTGCGAGGACGTGAACCCGCGCACGCTGAAAAACATGGATCTGTTCGCCGTCTCCGAAATTCGCAGACCGAAAAACGGCGGCATGGAAATTCGGTTTTTCGACCGGATCGAAGCGCTGCGGCTCCTCAGCGAGCTCGAGACGAGCGGGACGGGTGCACAGGCGCTGCTCTCCGCCATTGAAAGCGGTGCGGCGGCGCTGAAAGACGGGGATAAGCCGTGACGCCGTTTTCCGAAAAGCAGATGCAGGTCTTGTGCTGGTGGGGCGAAAAAAGCCCGCACCGGGATAAGCTTGCCGTCATCTGCGACGGCGCGGTGCGCAGCGGCAAAACCACCTGTATGGGGATATCCTTTTTTCTGTGGGCGATGGCACGCTTTCAAAATACGAGCTTTGCGGTGTGCGGCAAAACGATCCGTTCTGTGCGGAGAAATGTGGTCGCGGAGCTTATACCAAAGCTAAAGTCTATGGGCTTTTCCATGCGCGTGCGGCAGGCAGAGAACGAGATCATCCTATCGTATCAGGGCAGAGAAAACCGTTTTTACCTTTTCGGAGGACGAGATGAATCGAGCGCGGCGCTCATTCAGGGCATGACGCTCGGCGGCGTTTTGTTTGACGAGGTGGCGCTAATGCCGCGTTCTTTTGTGGAGCAGGGCATTGCGCGCTGTTCGCTGAAAAACGCGAAGCTGTGGTTCAACTGCAACCCGGAGCACCCGCAGCATTGGTTTTACCGCGAGTGGATTTTGAAAGCCGAGAGCCGAAACGCGCTTTACCTGCACTTTACGATGGAGGACAACCCGTCGCTCAGTGAAGATGTGCGAAAGCGCTACCGAACGATGTTTTCGGGTGCGTTTTACAGTCGGTTTATTGAGGGCAAGTGGACGGCGGCGACGGGACTGATTTACCCGTTTGCGCTTGACCTCCTGTGCGAAGTGCCGAAAGCGGACTTTGAGCGGTACGCGGTGTCCATCGATTACGGCACGGTAAACCCGACCTCCATGGGCCTTTGGGGGCTTTTGTGCGGCGTGTGGTACCGCGCAGACGAGTATTACTTTGACGCGCGGCTTGAAAACACGCGGCGCACGGACGAGGAGCACTTTAAGAGTTTTTTGGAGCTCATTCGCGGCAGAACGCCCGATGTGATTGTATGCGACCCCTCGGCGGCGAGCTTTATCACACTTTTGCAGAGCCGTGGTTTTGCAGTGACGGCGGCGAAAAACGACATTTTAAACGGCATCCGCATGACGGCAACGGCGCTGCGCACGGGGCAGATCAAGGTGACAAAAGGCTGCGTGGACGCGGTGCGGGAGTTTTCCCTCTACCGCTGGGCAGACGACGGCGCGCGGGATGTGCCTGTGAAGGAGAATGACCATGCCATGGACGACATCCGCTATTTCGTCTCCACGGTGCTCGGCGCGGGTGAAAGCTTTGCCTGCGCGGTGCAAAGGGAGACGGGGAAAGGAGTTAGCATTTGGGATTTTTGAAAAAGGAGAAGCGCACGGCCGTTTCGGTGCAGACGCAGGGCGGGTACCCGCCGGTACTGCCGGTGACGGCAGGCGAGCGTGCACTGTACCGTGCCTTGCGCGAGCAGGTGCCGATCATCGACGCGGCAATCTACAAGCTGGTGCGTCTTATCGGCGGGTTTGAGGTGTATTGCCCCGAAAAGCACACGGAAAACGCGCTGCGCGGGTTTTTAAAAACCGTGCCCGTAAACGGCTGCAACATGGGCATCGATAGCTTTTTATCGGTCTATTTTGAGCAACTTTTAACGTATGGCAATGCGATTGGGGAGATCGTACTCGCAAACGGGGAAATTCGGGCGCTGTATAATGCGTCGCTCGAAGACCTCGAGATTCGGCTCATCTCGCCGCTTGAAACGGGCGTGTTCGTCGTAAGGGATGGGCGTGCGGAGCCGTGCCGCTACCCGGAGCTCATTTTGACTTCGGCGTTAAACCCGATGCCGGGCAGCGCGATGGGAAGCTCCATTTTAAAGGGCCTGCCGTTTGTGAGCGAGGTGCTTTTGAAAATTTACCGCACCGTCGGCATCAACTGGGAGCGTATGGGCAATGTGCGCTTTGCGGTGACGTGCAAAAACGAGGGCTACATGAACGCGGGTGACCGCGCGGGGCAGCTTGCAAAGGAGTGGAGTCGTGCGATGCACGGCCCCGGCGTGAGCGACTTTGTGGCGGTGGGCGACGTGCAGATTAAAGCCATCGGCGCGGACGGGCAGCAGATGGACAGCGAAGTGCCCGTGCGGCAGATGCTGGAGCAGATTGTGGCGAAAATGGGCATTCCGCCGTTTTTGCTGGGGCTTTCGTGGTCCTCGACGGAGCGCATGTCGAGCCAGCAGGCGGACATGCTGACGAGCGAGCTGACGGCGTACCGCAGAATTTTGGAGCCGGCGGTTTTGAAGATCTGCAAAACGTGGCTGCGGCTAAATGGTCTTGACGACACGGTGGAAATTGATTGGAACGAGATCACGATGCAGGACGAAGTCGATCACGCGAACGCGGCGTATCTCATGGCGAAGACGGAGCAGCTTTTAAAGGAGGGGAAAGCTTGAGCGAAACGGTAACGGCGGTACAGCCGGATAAAGCGGCGATGGAGAAGATCAACCTTTACACGCGCCGCGCCTATAAGCCGGAGGAGGTGTACACGTTTTCGGTCGTTTTGTGCGACAACGAGGTGGATAGAGACGGTGAGTGCTTTACGAAAGAGACACTCGAGGAGCTTGCGAAGCTGTTTGTCGGCAAGACGGGCATTTTAGACCACGAGCCGACGAGCAAAAATCAGACGGCGCGCGTGTTTGACGCTGCGGTGAAGGAAATTCCCGGAAAGGTAACATCTTTAAACGAGTCGTATGCGCAGCTCACTGCACAGGCGTATGTGCCGCGAAACGACGGGACGAAGGCGTTTATTGAATCCATTGAAAGCGGCATACGCAAGGAAGTCAGCGTGGGGTGCGCAGTGAAAAAGCGCGTGTGCTCCGTGTGCGGTGCGGAAAGCTGTGTGCACGTGCCGGGGAAAACGTACAACGGCAAGCGCTGTGTGCGTATTTTAAGCGGCGCGGCGGACGCGTATGAATTCTCATTCGTGGCAGTGCCTGCACAGCGCGCGGCGGGCGTGGTAAAGAAATTTTCGCCGCGCTTTGAAGAATCGGAGAAGAAAAAGGAGGTCAAAACGGTGTACGACATTGTAAAAAAGCTCGCGGACGGCGAAGACAGCGTGACGGTGGCGAAGGAGGAGCTCAACATGCTCAAAACGGAGCTGAAAGCGCTTTTCGACCGTGCGGAGTGCGGCGACCGCTACCGTGCGGCGCTGTGCGAACGCATCTATAAGCTGAGCGCCGTGGCGCAGCCGGAGTTTAAACGCGGACTGACGGAGGCGATCACAAAGTCGCTCGGCATTGCAGAACTGGAAGAAATGGCGGCGGCGCTCGCAAAGGCGGCGGAGCGGAAAATGCCCGTAATGCCGCAGCTGGCAGCGGAAAAGACGGAAGACACGAACGCGGCAGACGACGGCGCGTTCCGCATTTAAGAAAGGAGACTATACAATGGCATTTGAAAACATTACACTCGAAAAAGGCATGTACGGCGTGCCGGGCAAGAATTTTACACAGGTTTTGGAGGAGCTGGACGGCTCCCAGAACTACGCGGGCACACCGTTTGCGGGGCTTGACGCATACCAGAGACAGCTTAAACGCTTCGGCATTCGTGTGAGCGGTGCGAACTGCGACACCGTGGAGAAGTTTTTCACTTCCTCCCAGAGCGCGGCGCTGTTCCCGGAATACGTCGCCCGCGCGGTGCGCCAGGGCATGGAGATGGCGTCTTCCCTGCCGGACATCGCGGCGACCGTGACGAAGATTGACACGCTCGATTACCGCACTGTGCAGACGGCGACGGCTTCTGACCAGAAGATCGAAGATCCCGTAGCGGAGGGCGCGGCCATTCCGGAGACGGTCATCAAGACGGCGGGCTCGCTTGTGACGCTGCATAAGCGCGGCAGGCTGATTGTCAGTTCCTACGAAGCGCTGCGCCACCACAGACTGGACCTCTTTACGGTCATTCTGCGCCAGATCGGTGCGTACATTGCGCGCAGACAGATGAAGGACGCAGTGGACGTGCTGTTAAACGGCGACGGCACGAATACGGGCATCACCGTGACGGCGCTTACCGCTGCGCCGACCTACAACGACCTTGTGACGCTGTGGGGCAAGCTTTCCGACTATAACTTCAATACGATCCTGGCCGGAACGACTGCTTTGCAGGCGCTCCTTAAGATCACGGAGTTTAAGGACGCGCAGGCGAGCCTCAGCATTAAGGGTGCGGGCAAGCTCATCACGCCGCTTGGCGCGACGCTCATCCATGTGCCGTCCATGGACGCGAAGAAGATCATTGCGCTCGACAAGAACTGTGCGCTTGAGATGGTGCAGGCGGGCGATGTGCTGACCGACTACGACAAGCTTATCGACCGCCAGATGGAGCGCGCGGCCGTGAGCGCCGTGGCGGGCTTTGCACAGATCTACGGCGGCGCCGCACAGGGCCTTAGCTACTGATTTTATTCGATTCTGGCAAGCCGTACCGCTTTGGTACGGCTTTGCCGAATAAAAAAAGGAGGGGCAAATGGAGATACGAAACGTGCTGGAACGGCTGAAGCTTTTTACAAATGACGACCGCGAAGACCTGCTTTTGATGCTGAGCGGCGATGCGGTGCAGCGGCTGAAAGCGCGCCTTTGCTGCACTGTGGAGGAAGAAAACGCGCATGAGGAGGAGCTGTGTGCAGCTGCTGCGGCGCAGGCGGCGTATCAGTTTTGGCTTTTGGAGGAAGCAGCATCGCCGAAAAGCCTGATGGCAGGCGAGGTGCGCGCGGAATTTGACAAAGGCAGCGAAAGGGCGCTCGCCTATGCAAAGCAGTGCGAGCGGGCGGTGTCCGGGCTTTTGCGTGACGAGGATTTTTACTTCGGCGTGACGGAGGACACAGTGTGAGAAATGTATTTTTGAGGGCGCAGCAGATGACGGCGGAGGTGAGCGGCGAGAAGGTCGTTTGCCGCGGCGTTGTGCATCGCCTGAAGGAAGACAAAACGGCCTTGCAGGCGGAAACGGAGACGCTCGGCGGGGCGATGAAGCCGCTGTATGTCTACTTCGGCGACGGCAAAGTGCTTTGCGGCGCGGAGAACGCGAGGCTGACTGTGGGCGGCGAGACGTTCCGCGTTTTATATGCCGAGGAAAAAAGCGGGATTTGCGGGGCGCTTTACGTGCGCGCGGTGCTGGAAAAGGAGGAAAAAGATGACGGGAACGGAGCTTAGTGCGGCGCTTGCGGAAAAGCTGAAAGTACTTTTGCCGGATTGCGCGGTGCGCCCGGCGTTTACGGGCACGCTGCAAAGGCTTCCGCAGCGTGCCGCGGTGACGGTGGGCGTGATGCAGGAGGAAAACGCGGACGGTGTGTTTGAAACGGTGCTCGGCGTGCAGCTGTATGCGCGCGAAAGGGACGACCACGCGCGGCTGTTTGACGCGGTGTGTGCGGCGGTATCGTCTTTGCCGTGTGCGCTGCGCAGTGTGAAGCGGAGCGAGACGACGTACTCGGCGGCGCTCAGTTGCCTTGTGACGCTTTGCACGGTGCAGGCGGCGACGGGTGCGGCGGATAACGCACGCGCGGCGGTGATGATCGGCGACAAGGTATTTACGGCGGACGCGGTGAAAATTTCGCACGAAGCGAAGGTCAAGCGCTATTACGCCATCGGCGAGGAAAATCCGTATGCGGCGGTGGCGGGCAAAGCGGTGTACACGATTGTGCTGCACGGGTTTTCGGGCGGCGAGGAGGCGCTCCCCGGCGAATTCACACTGCAAACAGGCGGCGCGCGGTACACGCACTGCGTTTTGAAAGCGGCGAGCGAAAATAAGCTTGTGATAGAAGCGGGTGCATGTGAAAAAATCACACAGCGAACACAAAGCGGAACGGAGGCATAAGGTGGAAGAAGAATACAAAAACGCACAGGCGCTCTCCGGCATTTTGGAGCGCGAGGAGCGGCGATATCCCGCGCCGCTTCGTGCGGATAGGAGGTTTGCATGAACCTGATGACGATGCAGTTTGGCAGCTTTGTGTTTCCGGTGAACCCGACGGAATTAAAACTCGAGCGGGCGTGCCTGCTGCGTGAGACGGTGGGTGTTGACGGCGAAGAACGTGTGGAGGCGGTCGGCAAGCGCAAGGCGCGCGTAGCGGGCAAGGGGCACTTCACCGGGGAGAATGCGATGGCGGTTTACCGCGAGTTAGAGGCGCTTTTCGGTGAAACAGAGACGCTGTACTTGCCGGGGCACAGGCCGTTTGAGGCGGTTTTGAGCGAGCTTGCGCTCATCGGCGTGCCGGAGAAAAACACGGTGCCGTACACATTCGCCTTTGTGGAGACGGCGGGGAAAAGCGAAGCGGTCTCCGGCCGGACATACCGCGCGAAGGCGGGCGAGAGCCTGTGGGATTACGCGTATTTTACGGGCGTTTCGATTGACCGCTTGGCGGAGAATAACCGGCATATCGCGTGTATTGCGGCGCTGAAAGACGGCGAGGAGGTGCATGTTCCGTGACGGGTTTTTCGCTTGAGTTTGTGTTTGCGAGCGGTGAAAAACACTCACCGAAAGCGGAGCCGAACGAATGGCTTTTAAGAAGCGACGCGGACACGGTGGCGGACAGCCTGACGGTGCGGTTTAGTGCGGGGAAGCGGCTTTTTACGGAAGAGCCCGTGGGGGCGGTGCTTAAAAAGGACGGCGCAGTGCTTTTTGACGGCATCGTGGACGAACACCGCGTGAAATGCCGGAACGGCGCGCGCACGGAGGTATTCTTCCTGCGCAGCCGCGCGGCGCTTTTGCTCGACAACGAGGCGGCGCCGATGGAGCTTAGATTGCCCTCGCTGCGGCTTTTGGAGCGGATGTATCTGATGCCGCTGGGGCTGCACGCCGTGGGCGGCGACAGGCGGCCGGTGGAGGGCGTTTTGACCGTAGAAAAGGGCGTGAGCTGTTTTGAAGCGCTGCAAACGTTCTCTGAGAGATATCTAAACTGTACGCCGTATACGGACAAAAGCGGCGGCGTGCACTTTGAAAGCTACGTGCCGAAAACCGTGAAGCCCGACTGGGTGACGGCGCGGGAGGTGATTTTTTGCCCGTACAAAATGCTGAGCGGCGTTACGGTGCAAAACGCGCAGACGGGCGCATACAGCGCGGAATATCACGATCCTTTGGCCCCACAGGTGCGCGTGCGGTATCTTTCTGCCTATGCGAAAACAGCACCGACGACGCTTTTAAATGAAAGCCGCAGGGCGGCAAAGCGACTAAAGCTGACGTGTGCTTCTTATATAGACGGGAACATGGGGGACACGATGCGGACGGAGGAGCTTGGCGAGGTGCGGCTCATCTCCAAAAACGTTTTGCTGCGCGGGAAAGACGTGAAGACCGAGCTGCATTTTGAACCGGTTTAAAGGAGGCATGAACATGTGGCTGACGAAAAAGGAGACGGCGGAAAAGGCCGAAAGCGTGAAAACGGGCGTTGTGACGACGGGCGGCGGGGAGATTTCCGTCTGCACGGAGCTGGAGCGCCGTGCACCGACTGTAACGGTGCCGTACGGCATGGCGGTGAGCGTGCCGCAGGGTACGGAGGCTGTGATGACCGGCGGTGTGTGCCTTGGCGTTGTGAATGACGCGGGAACGCTTTTGCCCGGCGAGGTGCGGCTGTTCTCAGCAGGCGGTGCGGAGATCGTTTTGAAGCTCGACGGCACGGTCGTTATCAATGGGCAGGTGTTTGAGAAAAAGGAGGAATAGCGTGGAGGTCGTGATTTTAAACGGCATAACGCAGACGGCGGCGACAGGGCTGCCGAAGACGGCCGAGGGGCTTAACGCGCTTATGCAGCGCGCGTATAACCGCATTTGCTTAAAACGCGGCGCGTTTTGCTATGACCGCGTGCTCGGCAGCCGGTTTTATATGCTGGATGCAGCGGACGAGCACGCCGAGGAGCGGGCGCTGCGGTATGCGCAGGCGGCGCTGTTGCCCTTAGCCGGTGTTGAGGCGGTCTCCGTGCGGCGCGAGGGGGAGCGGTTTATCTTCGGACTCCAGACGATGCTCGGCACGGGGGAGATTGCGGTGAAAGGGGCGAAAGTGTGAAATTTGAGGAAATTTATGCGCACATGGCGGCGGAATACAAAACGCTGGCGGGCGTGGAGCCCGAGGACGCGGCGGACGTTTCGATCCGTCTGAAGGTACTGGCGGGCGAGCTGTATACGGTGCTGTGCGCGGCGGAATCGCTGAAGCTG